TCACAGCGCCCACAGCAGGGTCCACCCCCTCCACAGGCAGCTCCACCCCAACAGCTTCCACAACCCCCACAAGGACCACCACAGGGGCCACCCCAGCAGGGTCCGGGTCCGGGTGGTGATGCCAGCGTTCCACAGCAGGGTGGTGGGATGTTTGACCGGCTGACGGCTGGTCAACAGGGTAGTGGTAGTATGGCCGGTAACGCCATGGATGCATGGAAACAACTACAGGGTTTGATGCGCTGAGATGGACTACAGCAGATCCGGAAGCATAAAGACTGAGGCGGACCTTCAGGCCGCTCAGGACCAGTGGCGTGCGGCTGGTATGCCTATGTCTGGACAGCTTTATGATAGCCTCATGCTGGTATCACTGGACCGGAACGATGCCATAAAAACTGGCAAGCCAGATCCTTACACTGGAGAAATGCACACCGGGTTGACCCCAAGGGGAAATGCTGGAGTTCAGGCTCAGAACCACCCACCTCCAACACCACCCCCAGCGTTGCCGCCAACGACTCCCCCACCCCCACCTCCGGATCCTGCGACAGGGAATACGGCTCCAGTCGATACGGGGATAAACACGGCCGCAAACCTGCCACCACCTACACCGAAACAGGATCTCCGGAGTCAGGTATTTGGAGGCCAAGGGACGCAGGACAGTGAGCACAAGGTGACAGTGGAGGTGAAGGCACCAGAGCAGACGCCCACCGGATCCATCAGCTCCAACATGATCTCGAACCCGAACCAAAGTCAGATGACATGGGGCGGTCAGAGTTCGTTTGGGCTTAACAGCGCTCAGAAATTACAACCCTATCAGGACCAGCTCATGCAACAGCCAATCTACCAGAAAACCCCGATGCCTCCTACTCAGCAGACTGGAGGAATTAATGCACAAATTACTCCCGGGCAAAACGTTCAGGGTCAGGCTGGCATGCCACCTCCAACCCCACCAACAGGGCCAACATCGCCCACACGTCCCTCTGGTGCAATGAACCCCGGGCCGGGGCAGTTCTCGCCCTTCGGAAACAACCCACAGCCGGTGCCCGGACCTGCTCGCCCAAATCTTGGTATGGGTGAGTTACAGAACGGCACAGCGCAGCAGGCTGGACAGACGGGTCAGTGGAATGGTTTTGACCCCACCGAGAAGAACACCTATGGACCGCAGCAGATCGCAGGCTCACGACCAGATCAGGCTGACTACGGATCGGTCCAGCAGTACGCTGATGACGCTCTGGCCAACGCCAACCGGTATCTGGATCCGCAGATGGCCCAGCAGGATCGACGTCTGCAGCAGGAGATGATCAACAAGGGCATCGACCCCAACTCTCCTCAGGGTCAGGAAATGCAGAAGATGAAGGGTATGCAACAGGCTGATGCTCGGAATGCTGCTGCCTTCAACTCGCTCGGCTTTGGTCAGGGGATCCAGAACCAGATGGCACAGCAGGATCTCAGTCGCTCAGGCATTGCTGCCAACATGCAGCAGGCTTTGTGGAACGCTCAGTTGGGCGCCTCAGGTCAGGATCTACAGCGATACGGCATCGACCAGCAGACGGGTCTGGCGAACGCACAGATGGGCAACCAGATGCAGATCGCAAACATGCAGAACGCCCTACAGGGTCAGTTGGGTATGGCCGGCCTGCAAAACCAACGATACGGCATGGACACTCAGAGGTACGGCATGGACATACAGAACCAACTCGGAATGGGGCAACTCGACATGGCACGTCAGGGTCAGGACTTCAACCAGATGATGGGCCTCGAGGGCATGGACTTCCGGAACAACCAGTTCAACTTCGGCCAGCAGCAGTATCAGGACCAGTTGATGATGGCGCTGATGGGCATGACGCCAATACCGGGCGTTTCCCCGATATCACCGGGAGGGGCTTATAATGCAGGTCTGGGATCCGCCGGTCAGGACCGAGGAATACTCGGAACACTATTAGGTTAAGGAGAAAACGATGAGCATGCTGGGCAATATTATGGACGTGTTTAGTCAGGGGAAAAGCATGTTTGGTGGAGGTTCTGAGTCAGAGCTTGACAGCTTTCAAGCTGGAGCTTCTGCGGGACAGACGGAGATTGCAGACGCTCTGATGATGCAGAACCTGCAAGATTACACAGGTGGGCCGATGCAGGGCACCATGATGGGCATGCCGGGAACGGTGCAGCCCGGTGGAGGTGCTGTTGGTGGGGTTGCTCTTCCGCAGGGAACGCCATCGACTCCAATGACCGGTGGAGGTCCAAGCCCGTCACCCTCATTCCCAACTCACAAAGACGAAATTGCCGGAAACGCAATCAAGGCCATGGAGGCAGTTGGCGGAATGATGGGCGGAATGATGATGTCCGACCGAAGGCTGAAGAAGAACATCCAGCCGATCGGGATCTCTAAGGGTCGCCAGTTCTACCAGTACGACTACCTGTGGCAGAATGACGGCACCAACGAGATCGGTGTGATGGCTGATGAGAACCCGGATATTGCCATCGATGGACCCGGCGGCTTCCTGATGGTTGACTACTCAAGGATCTGAAATGAGCGCAAACATGTCCGCAATGATGCCCATCCTGCAGTCCCTGATGCAGCTTGGCCCCAAGGTCGATGAGATCCAAGCGGCCCCACAGGCGGCTCCCATGATGCAGCAGAACAACACACAGCGGGCTGGTTTGTTCTCTGGCATGGGTGGTGGCACGGACTCTATTGCAGAGGCCCTGTTGGCCCCCACCACGGGCGGCAATACGGGTGCGCTGGCCAAGGCCAAGATGGCCTACGACGACACCCAAAGCTCTCGCCTACCCGGCATCGCTGGCGGCATCGAGGGCGTTGTGGACATGTTCCGGGCTGGTGGCAAGCGTGAAGCTCTCGGGGAAGAGATGCAGATCATGTCTGATGCTCAGGCTGCTGAGGCTGCACGCCTCGAGGCCAAGGGAGACGCTGAGGCTGCTTCTAAGGCACAGGCTGAGGAAGAAATAAAGCGTAAGCGTGCCACGGTGGTCATGCAGATAGCCCTGCAGGCCGGTAAGTCTCAGGAAGAAGCGATGGCCATGGGTGACTTGGCGTATGGATCTGAGGAGACTGCTCGAGAGATCTACTCCACGCTGAACCCAGAGGCCAGCACCCTCGAGAAGGAGGCCAACTACATTAATACGCAGGGTGGAAACCTGACCCCGCAAGAGATGGAGGAACGGTTCAAGCGTACAGGCCAGAACAACACCACCATCATGAATCCACTGGCTGGGTACTACCTCAGGGACGAGAATGGCAATCCTATTCGGGATGAGACTGGCGCACTGCAAATCGACCCCGGATCCAAAGAAGGACTGGAGCTGGCGATGGCCCGGCAAGAAGCAGAGGAAAAGCGAAAAGCAGCATCAAAGGAAGCTGGAAATATGGAGTTCCAAGCCCAGAGAGCGAAAACAGATACGCTCTTGGCTATGGATAACGCCCTTTCTCAGGTGAAGAGAACAATGGACTATGTCGGAGAAGGAACTACCGGTCTGCTCGGTTGGGCGCTGAAGGAAATACCGGGATCTGATGCGGCACAGTTATCAGAGTTTCTGAAGACCCAGCTTGGTGGAATCGCGTTCGATAAGCTCCAAGAGATGCGTAGAAGCAATGAAACTGGTGGTGCTTTGGGCAACGTGTCCAACGTGGAACTTGACTTGCTTCAGAAGTCTTTCGCATCACTCTCTACCAACAACCCAGAAGAACTCCGTAAAAGCCTGATCGATGTCATGGCGCGATTCGAGGCTGTTAAGTTTGCACTCGAGAAGGAAGACTACTACCAGTCGAAGGGCTACAAGGCCGCTGACATGCGCCGAGAGATCAATAACCACGTCAACAAGGTGATGGCAACACAAATGAAAACGCCAGATGCAGCGTTGGAAATGCTGAACAGCAGCGATGACCCGGACAGATTCCAAATGTTCGAGGACAAGTATGGGTGGAGTCCCCGTGGCCAAGGCTAATATATTCGACGTACTGGATGAGACCGAAGAGCGCCCCAAAAAGGCGAATATCTTTGATGTCCTTGATGAGCCACCACCCAATCCATTGCACCCATTGGGTCGGCAGCTCGGATTGACCGCTCGTCACGCCATTGCAGGCCCATCGAAAACTGCTGCTGGTCTGGTGGACGCAGGAACAATGGCCCTGAACCAGCTTGGTGAGTACGCTGGAATTGATGGCAAGATCCCCATGCTGACTCCGGGTATTGACCAGACTTTGGACAAGGTATTCCCCTCACCAGAAAACCCACAGGAGCGTATTGCCGCGATGGGAGCGGAGGGCATTGCTGCTGCTGCTACTCCCATAGGCCTTGCCCGCCTTGCCCAGAACGCCGCTCTGGCTGCTCAACCACTCGCTCAGCTTGCCTCAGGCGCACTGTCTGGGATTGCTTCACAGGGCGCCCAAGAGGCAGGTCTCCCACCGTGGGTGCAGAACGTAGCCGGAATAGCAGGTTCGATGTTACCCGGAGCGAGGAACACAGGCCGGGTTGCTGGAGAGAACATAGCCAGACACAGGGTTGGTCCGGTGCCAGAAGCGGGTGGACCAGTCCCCATGAGTGCTGGAGATGCTACACAGAACAGCGTCATGCAGCGCATCGAGGACCTGACCAGTGGAACGGACCGCATGAGGCGTTTCCGTGAGTCTCAGGAAGAGACTGCCGGCAACCTAATGCGACCCGAGAGGAACGACCCAACAGCCGCTGGCAAACTGATCTCCAACAAGGTCGTTGGCAAGGGTGGGTACATCGATCGATTCAAAAACAACGCCTCAAAACGCTACGACAAGGTTGATGAGCTGTTCGATCCTGAGCTGCCGATTGAGATGAGGAACACCTATAACTTCCTCAGCACACCAACAGCTCTGGCTGAGAATGCACCCAGCACTGCCAAGGTCCTTGGATCTCAATGGCTGCAGGACATGGACATTGCCCTATCCAAGGACCTTCTAGCGCTGATCGACAAGACCGGAACCACCGGCATGCCTTACAAGGCAGTAAAGGAGATGCGTACTGCGATTGGTGAACGGCTTGCAAGCCCCTCTCTGGTTGACGATGTGAGCACAGGCCAGTTAAAGCGTGTGTATGCTGCACTGAGCGAGGATCTCGAGATTGGTGCTGGTAAGTGGGCCGGCCCAGCAGGACAGAAGGCAGCACAGCAGGCGAACGACTTCTACCGTGAAGGAATGGAAAAGATCACCCAGATCAATCGTGTGGTCGGCAAGGAAGGTGGTTTCGATGAGATCTACAAGCGTGCGTTTTCCCAGACCAAGGATTCACCAGAGAGGCTGAACTACATCTTTGGCGCCCTGCCACCGTCGGCCAGAAAAGAGATCGCTGATATGTTTGTGTTCCGGCTGGGCAAGCCACCTGCGGGTGCTGCCTCGCAGGAGTTCAGCATGCGTCAGTTCACCAACAACTGGGGGAAAATGGACGCAGGAACCAGAGAGGTTCTGGCGAACGCTATTGGACCCGGATCCAAGGAAGCCCTCGACCACATTATCAACGTCACAGGGAGGGTAGCATCCGGTAAGGGACGTCCAGACAACGCCCTGACGTGGTTTATCAGCAAGGGACCGTCGGAAGCGATCGCAAAGTACCTGACCAACCCACTAACCATTCAAGCTATGGCGAAAGGATCTGATCTTCCAGTTTCAGAGGTTTCCCGGTGGCTGCAGGAACTTGGCCAGATTGCCGGTAACGAGGAATAACATGCCAAGATACGATTTCAAGTGCAAGGTGTGCGGGGAGATCCAAGAGGATGTGATCCTCTCAATCCTGCACAATGACAGTGATAAACCCATGTGCTGTGGGCAGAGAACCCAGACACACATCACAGTCCCGCCGATGGTCCACTGGGTGGATCCGAATATCGAGGCATTCCGCTCCGTTGCTGACAAAAACAAGACGGTGATCACGACCACTCGGCAGAGACGTGAGTACATGGCACGGCACCACCTTGTAGACTCAAACGATTTAGGTACTCCCCCAACCAAGAAGGAACAAATGGAGTATCATGAAAACGTCGTTGTACCATCCGTGGCTGCAATGACCCCTACCGAGAAACAGGTACGCGAAATGAAAGCTGCCGGGATCTCGGACACTGTAGACGACCGAATAGGTTAAGGAGAAATCATGAACTCACCCGCAAAGCGGCAAGAGATCGTGGCAGACGAAGATCGAGATGTGGATCTCGAGAGTCAGTTGGCTGATGCTTTTGATTCAATGTCGGATAGCGATGACGAGCTGGAAGGCATTGATATGGAAACGAAGGGGGAGTTTGACGACCCCGAAGAACAATCTGGGAACACCGATGAACAATCTGGTGATCCTGAAACACAACAAGAACAGGTCCAGAAAGCGTTGGACGAGGTCGATTACAACGAGCCTGCTCCAGAACGCTGGCCAGAAGAGATCAAAAAGGCCTACAACTCACTCCCGCCTGCTGGCAAAAAAGCCATGCTCGAGGGTGTGTTCAAGCCAATGCAGCGTCAGTACGGGGAAGTAACGACCCAGATAGCGAATGCACGCAAGATCATGGATCCGATGCTTGCGACACTGAACGAATACAGACAGGACTTCGAGCGGGTTGGAATGGATCCGTTCGAGGCATTCAAGACACAGGTTGCATGGGCAGCTCACCTCTCCCGAGTAGGGCCGGAGCAAGGGCTAAAGGACATGCAAGCAGCGTATGGTCTCAACAAGCCGCAGGCGCAAGAGACTCAGGGTTACCTGACTCCCGCTGAACGCGAACTGAAGGCCAGATTAGACCGCATCGAGCAAGGTCAGCAGCAGGAAGCTCGCACGCAGGAACAGCGTCGCCAGCAAGAAGCTCAAAATCAGGCTCAAATGCGGTATCAGGAAGTCAAAACAGGACTTCAATCGTTCGTCAACGAACAGATAGATGGCAAACCAGCGCACCCTCATGTCGAGAAGCTCGCGCCCTCTATCGCCGGAATAATCCGTGGAGGTCTGGTCAGTAAGTTCACCGATACAGGTGACCCTGTCCCAATCCACGAGCAACTCCAGAGGGCCTATAACATGGCTTGTAATCTGGATCCGACGATCAGAAGCGCAATGACCGACACAAGGCAAGCGAACCGGGCAAAGGCCGCTCAGGACGTTAATGTTGTGACGAAAGGATCCCGTGGCAAACCAGAGGATGATTCGATCTTTGATCTCGGAAGCGCGATCGGGGATGCGTATTCTGCTCTGGAAAAGCGACGGGTAGGCTAACTTTCAATCGAGGAATAAATCATGGCTGTTAATTTGACAGAACTGATCGCCACGACACTCCGGAATCGCTCCAAGTTTGTCGCTGATAACGTGACGAACCACAACGGTTTCCTGAGGACGCTGGAAGACACCAATCGCGTGAAGAGCGTGGGTGGTGGTCGCGATCTTACCGAACCCCTGCTGTACAACGAGCTGGCCACCAAATTCTATGATGGCTTTGAAACCTTCACCATCGACACGAGTCAGGAAGTGATCGATGCGGCTGTCTTCCAGTGGAAGCAGTTGGGCGGATTCTCCTTCATCTCTGGTAAAGAGAAGATCATGAACCGCGAAAAATGGCGTGCCGTAGGTTTGGCAGAAAGCCGTATTGATGCGCTGGTAGCGGGTCTCCGCAATAAGACCGGCCTGTCCCTGTACTCTCTCGGCACCGGCGACGGTGGTAAAGAGTTCGGTGGCCTGCGCCTGTTGGTTGCTGACAATCCCTCAACGGGTGTTGTTGGTGGCATTGATGCTGCTACAAATTCATTCTGGCGTAACAACACGGACGTGGCCGGCGGAGCACTTGTTGCCGACGAAATCCAGTCCCGCATGAACGCCATGCACCTCGCTTGTACCCGTGGCAATGATCAGGCAAACCTGATTCTGGCTGACGGTACGTTCTTCACTGCGTACTGGGAAAGCCTGACGCCAAATGCTCGCTTCACCAATGCGAAGCTGGCTGACGCAGGTTTCCGTACCCTCGAGTTTGTTGGCACCCCGGTCGTCTATGACGCCCAGTGCGCTACTGATCTCGTGGCTGCTGATACCGGTCGTATGTACTTCCTGAACACGAAGTACCTGCGGATGCAGAAAGCACCGGAACGCTGGTTCACCACGGAAGCTGCACGTAAGGTCGAAAACGCCGACTACGACGTGATCCCGAACTGGACGATGGCTAACCTCACGACCAACGCACGGTTCCTGCAAGGCGTGATCGGAAACACTGGGGCGTAAGCCGAAGTGTTGTAAGATATGGCTGGGCGGGGATCCCCTCGCCCAGTCTTTATCAGGAGCGGAAAATGGCTGAATTATCTCAAGAACAACTGGAAGAGCTGGTCGTTGGTAAACCTGAAAAGCCACGGGCAGTTTTCTATGAGCAAGCCGTATTGAATCACAGCAAGTCGAAGGTAGAACGACGCCGGATCTACGACCGGTGTGTGTTCATCAAGATGGTGGCGCCGGGAACGACCGACTGGCAACCGTACATTGCACAACAAAAAGATTTCAGAGATTATCCTGAGGAGTATGCGTACTTCTTGGGCAACAAGCAGGGCGAGCGGATCCCGAGCGTCGAGATCATTCCCGGTTTGGATATCGTCCACAAGCAAGAGCTTCTGGATACTGGCTTTATCAACATCAAGCAACTTGCGGAAGCAATCAACATACCAGAGCACCTCGAGTATGCCCGCAGGGCTGCAGCCGTACTGGTGCGCTCATTAGAGGAAATCAAACATGCCAAGGAAGAAACCAAACCCGACCCCAGAGCTGACGTTAGAGAACCCGACGGAAGAGAGCCCGAACCAATCTACAGAGAAGAAACCCGAGCAGTCCACACCAAAATCGAAGATTTGCCTCCGCAGGCTGGACGCGACCACATCGATCATGTCGGACGACGAGAGCTTGCCGGAGTTCCACACCCCAGCGACGAAAGACGCCAAGGGCTTCCTGAGGTTGGACAAGTCAACACTTATTCCGGAGCCGAAAAAAGCCAAGTAGCGCAACGTCTTTTTGACGATTGGAAGGTAAACCTTAACTGGGTCCACTGACATGAAGAATCTGAAGTCCATCCTGAATGCAGTTCTGGCTGAAGCTGGGTTCCTCGAGAAACCCGGCTTTGCCACGAGCGTTGATCCTGACGACAAGCAGATGGTCGCGATCGCAAACCGGATGGCCTACCAGATCCTGAATCACTTCAACTGGTCAGGCTTGAGGGAGACCCTTGAGATCACCATGACATCAGCAACCAGATACCCTCTGCCTGCTGACTTTCAGTCCTTTGCGCCGGACTCGTTCTTCACTGAATCCGGAGGGTTCGAGTTCCCTGTCCCTGAGGGGAGGTACTTCTCGTGCAAATATGGATCCGGTGATACAGGTGGAGTGATCCGGGCGAGGAAGTACGGGAACGCACTGGAGATCCCCAACCCATCTCCCGGTGAGATCCTGTACCTCGAGTACGTTACAAACGTACCCATCAAGAGCAGTGCCAACCAGCCAAAGACTGAGTTCACCTCAGACGATGATGTCTGGCAGCTCGATGATGAGCTGATTATTCTTGGGATCCAGCAGCGTTGGGGTCAGGTCAAGCAGTTCCCTCAGTACGCAGAGTGGAGGGCTGAGTTCAACAACAAGCTGAATGAGGCCATTGGTCGAGACACGGGATCCAGAACGATTGGTGGATCCTCTGCAAAAGGATCAGGCAAGAGTCCCTACTACCCTCTGTACAGAAGTAGCTCCTAAATGCAGGCGCAGCAAGGCTCAATCCCGGTAACGATTGACGCCCCGGTCGATGGGTGGAATGCGTTTGATTCGCTCGACAACATGCCGAAGACTGCGGCTGTTGTACTCAACAACCTGATCCCTGAGCCCGGCAGGGTTGTCAGCCGGCTTGGGCAGATCCTCTATGAGGATCTTGGAACAGGAGCCCCGGTGGAGACCGTAGCGTCCTTCAGCTCGGCGACAGCGAGCAAGCTGGTGGCAGCTTCTAGTGGTGGTATTTTTGTTCTGGGTGACTCTGCGATCGAGGCATCGGCTCAGTCTACGACAGAAGCAGCCCCCGTTGGGACATTCAACAGCGATCGCTGGCAGACGGAAAACTTTCGGAAGGCAGACGAGACCGGCATCATGGCCATGTGCAATGGCGTAGACACCACCCAGATCTTTGATGGGGTGAATGTCACGGACATTAGCACATCGGGAACAGATGAAGCTCTGGTGTTTACCCCGAACTTCATCGGATGCCTGACATTCAAGGGTCGGATGTACTACTGGCTCGACGACGACAATGCCTTCTACTACACGCAGGCTGGATCCTATCAGGGTGTCTTCCAGAAGTACGATCTCGGCACCTTCACCCGTCGTGGTGGCAAGCTGACCCTGATCACCACATGGACCCAGCAGGACTCGGGTGACGGCAAGGATGACTTTATCGTCTTTGTGTTCGATACCGGAGAGGTTCTGATCTATCAGGGTGACGACCCAGAGACCACTGGGTACTTTGAGATGGTGGGCCGATATTTGACCTCTGAGCCGCTTTCGATCAGGGGCACTACCCAGTATGGGGCTGACACCATAATCATGACACGGGACGGGTACGTGGCCCTCTCGACCATTATTCAGGAGGGTCGCACCTCTGACGTTCACCAGTTCAGCAGATTGATCCACAATGCGATTACTGAGAGGACTCAGGTCACCAGACCACTGTATGGGTGGGACGTAGAGCTGTTCCCCAGACAGGGCTTGATGATCTTCAACGTCCCGATATCCGATGACGTGTTCGAGCAGCACGTCCTGAATACCGTCACGCAGAAGTGGACGAGGTTTAAGGGCATCAGCACTGCCTGCATGTGCGTCCATGACGAGAGGCTGTTCGGTGGCACCCGGGATGGAAAGATTGTCGCCATGCTGGAGTCAACCGCAGACTTTGGCCGTCCGATCCTATATGACTGCCTGATGGCGTTCGACTACCACGAAGCTCCCGGGACACAGAAACACTTGGTTGCGGCACAGATCATCAGCACGATGTCAAACCCAGCCAACATCCAGATCACAGGTTATGCGGACTTCGATGTTCCGGACCTGATACCAATCACCCTCCCGGTCGAGCAAATTCCGTCTACGTGGTCAGTAGATCCAGCAGATCCACCTTCTGTGGTCGGGTCATTCTGGGATGAGGACTTTTGGTCCGTGGAGGGCGTACCATACACAACCAAGGGATGGCAGAATGTGTCCGCTTACGGCTATGCGGTCAGCATCCTCGTCCGGTTCTATTCCGTGAACGAGCAAGTCATTTGGAGATCAACAGGGCTGCGCCTGTACATGGGCGGAGCACAATAAGGAGAGAGGCAATGCCTTGGCAAGTTGACGGCACGTTTATACGGGTAAACCCATCATTCTCGGGTCCAACCACATGGCAGCAGGATCAGGCGGCTACCATCAAGATCATTGCCTCGAGGCACGATACCCACGATCAGGATCTGGCTGACGGTATCGCTTCATGCCTGAACCTCGACGGCCTCAACTCGATGCGAGCACCACTTAATATGGGCAGTTTCGAGATTAATAACCTCAAGAATGGCGTTGAGCCAGATCAGGCAGTAACCGTATCCCAGCTCTCTACTGTTGTCGATGCTGTACAGGCAAACCAAGATGCTATTGCAGGAATCGAGACCTCCAGCCCGTCGTCCATCATTGATGATTTCACATGGAACGGTACGACACTGACAGGCAATCGTGACGACCCAGATCTCCCAGTTGAGATCACCCTGTTCTCGAAATTCAGGTCAGCGGCAAACATAAGACACAAGGCTGTTGTCCTGTCCTTTGCCAGTGCCATAACCATCGACTCTGAAGTCTCTGGCCGGCACTACATCACGAACAACGGCTCGATTAACCTGACCATAACGAAACCAGCCAACGCATCAGATCCGCAGCTTGGTGCTACCTTTTGCGTAGAGGGCACGGTGGTGTTCAGGAACGACGCATCGGCAACGCACACGGTCACTATCGTTGGTGTGGATCCGTCAAGCATTCTGGGTTCACCACCAACCAACCCGAACCTGCAGTACGTCCTGAGCTACCTGATTATCCGTGACGCAACCGGGTACAAAGAGCAGTACGTCTGGTCTGGAGCAGTATGACCGTACTGACCACATCGTTTGACTTTATGACCACCTCAGCCAATGAGGTAGATGGGGATTGGTCTAATATCGGGAACATCCTGAACACTGCGGGATCGACCTCGGTGTTCTGTGCTGCCAACGGCACCCAGTACAAGCTCGAGCTGACCGGACCAAAAGCAGCGTTGCAGCTTCCGGGCGGCTTTCCTTTGATCAATAGTGTTAACATCCTCGGGATCAACACGGAGCTGCGTGCAAGGTTCTCGTCATCCTCCATGAGCAAGAATGTAGAGGTCATCATTGCTGGCGCTACCTCAAACCTTACCCCTTACATCTTGGTATCTGGGTCAACCTTTGAGACCTACACTGACAATAGAACACTCGACGGCTGGGGTCTGACCCAGCAAGAAGCGGAGGACTTCCTTGACGGCACCTCCAAGGCACAGATTTGGATCCCGAACCAAGCAGGAACCTCCAGCGGCACTTTCTACGTAGAGAGCCTGAAATTTCAGGTCAGCTATGAGTACCAAGGTAGTCTGATACCGCCACTTAGGCCATTCTAATGGCCGACATAAAACGAGGGAACCTTCACGACGTTCGGAAGCAGATCTCGAACTCGCTCCGGGATATTGACGAGCAGATTGATGCCGTAAGGGATTGGCTCAGGGCGGATCTTGGAATCCTGTGGTGCGTCATTGCTGACGACTACCCTCTTGTTCTCGGGAAGATCCCTCTG